GCCCGCGAGATGCAGGCGACGACCCGTTCTATCGTCCCGCCTTTGTTGGCTGCGTCGGTGACGGTTGGCTTCTTCGCCATCCTTGGCGGCATGATGTTTGGCAAGATGTCGGTGGCCGACAACACCGCGCTGACGATGATGCTGGGCAGCCTCGGCACCGCTTGGACGGGCATCATTGCCTATTACTTCGGATCGTCTGCTGGCTCGCAGGCTAAGACTGAACTTCTCGGAGGTAAGAAGTGAAAGAGAACTTTGACGACGCACTCAAAGCCATCCTCCACCACGAGGGCGGCTACGTCAACCACCCCAAAGACCCTGGCGGCATGACCAATCTAGGCGTGACCAAGCGCGTCTGGGAAGAGTGGGTCGGCCACGAGGTGGACGAGAAGGCCATGCGTGCGCTGACACCAGAGCTGGTGGGCCCTCTGTACAAAGCCAAGTATTGGGACAAGATCAAGGGCGATGAGTTGCCTACGGGCGTGGACTATGCGGTCTTCGACGCTGCCATCAACAGTGGCCCAGGCCGTGCAGCCAAGTGGCTGCAGACCGTGGTGGGTGCGGTACCCGACGGTGCCATCGGCAACGGGACGCTGGCCAAAGTTGCTGCCATGGATGCCGAGGACATTGTTCGCAAGTATCAGGAAACCCGCTTGGCCTTCATGCAATCGCTTCCGACTTGGGATACGTTCGGCAAGGGCTGGGGCAGGCGCGTGGCTGAGGTTGGCAGCGCCGCCCAGAAGATGCTCGCCTGATGATCATGGAACCAGCGGCCCGTATCTCCCGGTAACCCCGCCCATGATTCGCCCCGGCCTAGTGCCGGGGCTTTTTTCACTGAGCTGCGCCGAGCGCACGGATGCGCTTTTGGTATGACGCTGTGTGCTTGATCCGGGTAACGCTGTCGATTTTTTCCAGCGTTTCCTTGTTCAGATCCTTCAGCTCCCGCAGCTTGGTCATGCGCTCCCGTGCTGGCAGCTTTGCGGTGTTGGCCATCTTCTCGGCCAGCGCCTCATACGCTTCAGCCCACTGCTCTAGGGTCTGGTGCGTGCTGAACGGCTGCTCCTTGCCGGGCACCATGATGGCAAAGCCGCCAGCTTGGGGCTCGGCCTCGACAACCTCGGCCACCTCGACCACCTCCTCGACCAGCTCGACAGGCTCAGGCTCCTGCACCTGCACCACCTCCAGCACCTCAGGCGCTGCGGGCGGGGCCAGGGCATCCAGCGGGTTGCGTGCTGCCTTGGGCTTGGCTTCATCCGGGAAGTCCTGCGCCTCCTCGGCGGTGATCAGACCCTTGAGCACATCCGGGAAGGCATCCCGCAGGGCAAAGCCACGGGCACGCATGGCCAGCATCCGTTTGGGGTAGGCCTGCCAGGGGCCTTGCTTGCCCCATAGCCCTGCCCGCTTGGCATCCTCGACGCTGAACTTGGCGGTCACTGGCTTGCGCCCCTTGCGGTGGGCAATGCAGACGGCCACCGGGTTGGGCGTGCCCTCGCCCTCCATGTACTCCTCGACACCCTCGCAGACCGGGCTGGCCTGCACCAGGGCCATGGCTGCATCCCCGTAGACCGAGGGCTTGCCGTTGATCACGGCAATGTTCTGCAGCGCCTGCATGGGGGCGAGGCCAATCTCATAGCCCCATTGCACACAGACCATGATGTCCTGCGGCTTGCCTTGATAGGCACGGGGCACCATGGAGCTGTCGGCCAGCATCTTGCTGAACTCCATGGCCTCGGTGATGGTGGCCGGGGCAAATCCTTGGCGGGTAACGGCAAGCTGTGTCATTTGATCTCCTTGATCTTCAGCGTTGATTGACGGGTGCTGTATGCCTCCTTAGCGGGCACAAGGCGCTCGGCCTGGGCAGAGTAGTGGCGCATGGGCCACTGGATCAGCAGGTTGCCAGCCCTGCCGGTCTGAGCCTGCTTAAGTAATTTTTTCAGCTCCAACTCGGCCTCTTCGATGTCGTCCTTGGCATCACGCATGGCGGCCTTGGCATCCAGGATCTTCTGCGCCCAGGTGGCCGCGGCCTCCGGCAGTTCGACCTCCTTGCTCTCGACGGGCGTAGGGTAAACCCTGTCCATGTCTTCGCTGGTCTCGGGTTCGTACCATTCAATGCCACCCGTGTGGCGGTAGGTCTCCAGCCTGCTCTCAAAGTCATTGACCGACTTGATGATCTGGTTCTGGGTGTAGTCATGCCGAGCGAACAGAAACACCCGCATCTCAATGCCCTGATACAGCACGCACACTGCACCCCACTTGTAGCCGGTCACCAGGAGCTGGCCCTGGAGCTGGATGGGGCCTCGCGCTAGGTCGGGCGTGTCTTCCGGGTAGGTCTTGGTGACCTTGGCCTCCAGCACGCCGGGGCCGTCGAGCACGATGCTGTCCTGGCCGACAACGTAGATGCCCAGGTCGCTGTTGCTAGTGACGGTCTGCCCGCTGCCCTGGGCGATGCCATCCAGGCTGCACTGCAGGGGCCATGCTTGGCTGCGGTAGGGCTTGGTGATGTTCGTGTCGAACTGGTCAATGCCCAGGCGCTTGCAGGCCTCGGTCAGCACCACGGGTTCCAGGGTGTTGCCCCAGGCCATGGCCTCATTGCCGATGTCTTCACGGGGCTTGCCGTCAATGGCGTTGATGCTGAACTGCAGCTCATCATTCGGGCGGCTGTACTTGCTATAGCCCAGCAATCCCGGTAAGCGGGATGCGGACATCATGCGGTCATCAGTTAACTTCCCGGCCATGTTGGCTCTCCTTCAGTTTGTATTGGGCGATGTGCTTGCCCGTGGGGGTGGTGACGGTTTCGGTCTCAATCTCAATGCCTTGCTGGCGCAGGTCTGCGATGCGGGCTGCCAGCCGGAAACAGTTCGCTTCCTGCAGGGCATCCATGGCGGTGACCGGGCCGCGCTTGAGCATCTCCATGATGGTGTTGGCTTGGCTCATCAGATGACCCCCCAGAGAATGGCCAGCAGCAGGCCGAACAGGATCACCCCGCACAGGCCAATGATGACCTTGTCGGCAAGGCCAAACTCGGGAGGCTGTTCGTAGATGCCGCCTCGGTGGCCGGGGCCGAAAGCCTCTTCCATGGTGCGGGGATAGCGTCGGGTGGTTTTCATGGTTTCTCCTTTGGTTAACGGGCAATCAGACGGGCAACTTGAGCGGGCTTCCAGTCGGTGTTTCCACGGGCAGTCTGGATGCCACGGGCAGACAGGGCGCTGGCAATGTCGCGCAGGGTGGCAGCACCGGCTGCCTGGATGCTGACAATGATGGGCTGGACACGGGAGGCAAAAGCATCAGCACGGGCCTGGATGCGCTCTATGCCAGCCTCGCTGCCCTTGATGGGGGCAGGGCTACCCAGGCGCACGCCACGGGCCTTGGCGGCCTGCAAAGCGGCCTTGGTGCGCTCGCTGATCTTGCGGGCCTCCCACTCTGCGAACACGGCAGACATCTGCAGGAAGGTGCGGTCTGCCTCGGGCATATCGGCGCAGACGAACGGCACGCCAGACTCCAGCAGGCCGCTGATGAAGTGGACGTTGCGGGCAAGGCGGTCTAACTTGGCGATGACCAGGACGGCCTTGGCCTTCTTGGCTGCGGCCAGGGCCAGGGCAAGCTGCTCACGGTCATTCTTGCGGCCAGATTCCACCTCGGTGAACTCGGCCACCAGTTCGGCAGCGCCGATGTGCTGGGTGACGGCGGTGCGCTGGGCCTCCAGGCCAAGGCCGCTCTGGCCCTGGCGGTCTGTAGACACTCGGTAGTAGGCGACGAATTTGGTGGTCATGTTTGCAACTCCTTGCGCTTCATCTGCGCGTTGAACATGGGCGTACTGTAGCACATCCGATAGCGTGTTTATTAGGACAAACCCTAAGATTCCATGCGGATTGGAATGCTAGTAGACTCCTGCGCTATCGCCACGATATACCGAGCAGGCCCATGCAACAGAAGAGAATCCCATTCCTGGTGAGGCTGCACCCTGACAGCAGAGAGCTGCTGACCAAGGCCACCGCAGACCAGCGCCGCAGCATCAGCGCCATCATTGACCAGTGTGTGCGAGACCAGCTCCAGCCCCGCTACGGTGGCTTGGAGCCCCGTCTGCAGCGGTTCCTGATGGGGGTGAAGCAGTGACCATGCAGGAAGCCATCAAGGTGCTGGATCTGTGCCGTGAGGGCCAGCATCTGCCCGTGGAGCTGATCCAGCTCGCGCTGTCCATCACTGACCAGCAGCCAGCCCCGGAGAAGGCAGAGCGTTATGAGCAGTTCCTGGCCGCGCTGCGGCAGGCAGGTCTGCTGTGATGGAGCTGCAGTTCACTGTGCCTGGAGAGCCCCGAGGCAAGGGCCGCCCACGGTTCACCCGCAGGGGCTTTGCCTACACAGACACGGCCACCAGGGACTACGAAACCCTGATCTCCTGCCGTGCTGCCGAGGCCATGCCGTGCGCCCCGGTGGAGACCCCGGTCAGCGTGCGGGTGGACATTTACAAGGGCGTGCCCAAGAGCTGGAGCAAGGCCAAGCGTGCCAGGGCCCTGGATGGCCAGGAGATCCCTGGCAAGCCAGACCTGGACAACGTGGCCAAGGGCGTGCTGGATGCCATGAACGGAGTGGCCTATGTGGATGACACCCAGGTGGTCAGGCTGCTGGTGCAGAAGCAATACAGCCTGGAGCCCAGGCTGGTGGTGACAGTGAAGGAGATGCTGGAATGAGTTTCGTGCTGGGCATCATCATCGGCTTGGCGCTGTCGGTTGCCTTGCTGTTCTTGGCCATTGCCCTGGCCGCCATGATCTGGGGGGATGATGCGAAAGAGGAGTAGCTACCGCCCCAAGGGCGTGATCATGGACACCATGCGCCATGTGCTCGGCGGCTTTACGCCAGTGCGAGAGCATGGCAAGGCCACCACGCTGAAGATCAAGAACCACCAAGCCCTAACCAGCATGGTCGCAGGCACAGGCAGCCGGGATGACATCGACATCCTGATCGCAGCCATGAACGTGGCCGAG